CTTCTACCATAATTTTAACAGAAAATCAACCATCAACACTGGATGTTTCTTATTTAGATTTAGATAATGATGATGCTATTTTAAAAACTTTAGAATTTGATATACTTACAGATACACAAAATCCAACAATACAAATGAATAGTGGAACCATAATGTTAAATGCAAGGGATAATAAATTTGTGGCTTTTGCAAAACAAGGTATAGGTTTAATTACTATTGGTAATATGAGTATGGATGTAACAAATAAATGGAGTACTGTATCGGATACAAAAGAAGAGGAGATGCTTACATCATATAAAATGATTACACCACAAGGAGACTTTGAAGCAAAGAAAAGTAATCTTGGTGAAAAAGCAGTAAAAGGAAGTGGAGAACCTATGGTATTAGGAGACACACTTGTAAAACTTTTAACAAAATTAATAGATGCAATACCAAAGTATATTTTTGTAGGTGGTGGCGGGCCTCACCCAAACCAAGCGGGAAATCCTGGAGAAATATTACACAAACAATTAAAAACACAATTGAAAACCATATTATCTAAAAATCACACACTTGATTAGGAGTATCACATGCCACCTATTACTGGGTCTTCTTTTATAACGACAGAAATACCAACTGAACATCCAACTATTATTGACTTTATTTTGGAAGAACCATATAGTGGTTCTTTGATACTTAGTCAAAGTGTAAAGGTTGAAGTAAGTGGTAGTGAAGAGAATTTTTTTCTTGGATTTGTAAAAGAGTATGAAAGTGGTAGTTTAAATTTACAAGTTGAAAGTCAACTAAATGAAAATACAGGTAGTTTTTCAAATTGGATTATAGAAAAAACAGGAGGTGGTTTAGGTGGTCAAGCATCAAAATACGCATCACCACTTGAAAGAAACCAAGATTTACTTAATCGTGCTGCAGCTGGTGACATTAATGCATTAATAGAAAGTGGAGATTTACCAAATGTTGGTGACTTTGGCAGTTTATTGAGTAAGTTTAATGAGATTATGGGTATCTCTGGCGATGGTGATGGTGGTGATGGTGGTGATGGTGATGGTGGCGATGGCGGTGATAGTGGTACTGGTGGTGATGGAGGTGCTGGTGATGGTGGTTTAGCTGGTTTAGCTGCTTTAGCTGGTTTAAGTGGTTTAAGTGTTTCAAGTGGTTTGGGTGGTTTTAAAGGTATTGTAATGGATGATATGATATATGGTTTTGTAAAATGCTATGAACAACAATTTAAATTACCAGTAGGATTTGCAGTTGAAGCGTCGTGTTTTTTAAAAGGAGTGTGTCTTGCAAATGTGATACATAAATTTGCACAAATACATCTTTCAGTTGCAGATTCAGAATTACCAAATTTAAAATTACCACCAGGAATGGTGGCGGCCCCACCTGGAGTAACTACGGCTCCACAATCAGTAATTAAAGGAACAGAGACGGGAAAACACATAGGTAAACCATTATTTATAAAACCTGCTATTCAAGTTTTACTTGGTCTTGCATTTGTTATAACATATAGAAAATCATTAAAACCAGGGTTTACGGTGGAACAAGCACGAGAGGTACAAGCAACAGAGTTTGCAAAAGCATTAAAAAACTATTTTAAAGTTACACTTGTTGTTGGTATCAATGACCATAACAAATGTAAATTTAGTCCAGGAACGAGTATATCGGGAGTATTTAATGGGACTACAACATCCCCAGCACAACTAATACCATTTTCTGGATTTAGTATTGCGGTAGGAAAAATAAGTAACCCTGAATTAACCGATGAACCACTAAAGAATTTTATTGAAGACTACAAAGAAATGATGAAAGAACAAGCAGAAACAAAATCCACTACACCAATACTGGTTGCCAACTTAAAGATGGCAAAAAGGGTAGCATCTGCCTTGTTGAAACTATTTAATAATATAGAGATAGAAGGAAATCACCTTGCTCCTTTAATGCTGAGCATGCCAGGTCAATCGGCATTTGGAACTATACCCGCACCAAGTGGTGTAGTACCAGCACCAGCATCTATAGTGGTGCCATTTCCACCAATACCTGGAACAAATAAAGGTAAGTGGGGTATAAAGGTTGGCAAGGGAGAACTAATACCATAGGAGGTTAATATGGGAAAACAAGTAAAGGCGTTAGAAACACTAATTCGTAAGGTTGTAAGAGAAGAAATCAAAAGAGGTGTTCCTAAAGCAATACAAGAAGCGATAAATCCAAAAACAGACCATAAAAAAGTTATGAAACAAGGAATAAAAAATGTACAACCTGTACAAAAAAAACGAGAGTTTGTAAAAAATAACCCTATGTTAAATGACATTTTAAACGAGACTGCACAGACAATTGGAAATCAATCCGAAATTACAGAACAAGAAGTTTCTTTTTCATCACAAGATTCTAAAGGATTTAGTCGTTCTAATTTAGCATCAATGATGGGATATGAAGATTTTACACCAGAAGGTCAGAGACAATCTGTAGCACAACAAACAGCAGAGTCGGTAGGAGTCAGTTTAACTGATTTACCTGATGCAGTACAGAATGCACTAACTAAAGATTATAGTGGGTTAATGAAAAAGATTGATGAGAAGAAAGGTGAAGGGGGGTTTAGACCATAATGGCTGAAGCACAATATCAACCTACATTTGAGGAGTTGGAACAAATACATAATGATATTCCCGTAGCAACACCTGGACCAGTAGCGTCTAAATTTGATGATAGTGTTGCAGTTGGTATTGATTTACCATTTGTACCAGATGGACAAGGGCATTTCAAACGAAATTTTTCTCAGATAAAACAAGCAAGAGCAAACTTAGTTAATTTATTATTGACACGCGCGGGGGAAAGATTAAATCATCCATCCTTTGGGTCTACTTTATGGAATATTTTATTTGAACCAAATAACACAGAAATATTGAGAGAAGATATAGAAAACTCAATATTTAATGCAGTTGATGCTTGGTTACCATATATTTTGATTAGAGATATAGTTATTAATGAGACACCAGATGATATTGATAGAAATATATTAAAATTACTGATTAAGTTTTCACTAAGAGATGATTTAGAAAATTTTGAGGAAGTGTTTATATCTGTAAATGAGACATTTGGTCTTGTAAATTCAGATGGTGAAAACCTATAATAGAGAGAAATTAAATGGCTGAAAATACACAACCCTTAAGTAAAGAAGTAAATTATTTAGGAAAAGATTTCGCATCATTAAGAAATAATCTTATTGATTTTGCAAGAATATATTTTCCTAATTCATATAACGATTTCAACGAAGCATCACCTGGAATGCTGTTTATTGAAATGGCGGCCTATGTAGGAGATGTTCTTAATTATTATATTGATAATGCAGTTCGTGAGAATCTATTACTACACGCTAAACAAAGAAAAAATATTTATGAGATAGCAGAATCACTTGGGTATAAACCCAAAGTAACTTCTCCTGCTAAAGTTAAATTACAACTTTATCAAACAGTGCCCGTAAATGGGTCTGGAGTAAGTTCAAAACCAGACTATGATTATGCATTGACAATAAATCAAGGGAGTGAATTTTCTTCAACATCAAACCCAGCAGTAACTTTTATTACTGATGTGGATGTAAATTTTTCAGTTAGTAGTAGTGTAGACACTACTAATATTAGTGTGTATTCTGTTGAAGAGGGAACAAGTCAACCACTATTTTATTTATTAAAAAAAGAAGTACAAGCAACCGCAGCTACTTTAAAAACACAAACCTTTCCTTTTGGAACACCAGAAAAGTTTGGTTCTGTAAAATTACCAGATAATAATGTTATTAGAATAATATCTTGTACTGATAGTGATGGTAACAAATGGCATGAAGTTCCATTTTTAGGTCAAGAAACGATATTTGATGAAGTAGAAAATAATGCAAAATATGATACAGATTTAGCACAATACAGCGATACTGCTCCTTATCTACTAAGACTTAAAAAATCGTCTCGTAGATACACAACAAGAATAAACTCAGATAATACTACAAATATAGAATTTGGTGGTGGTATATCAAGTGACGCAGATAGTCATATAATACCAAATCCAGATAATGTTGGTTCAACCTTACCAGAGGGTTTAAATAGTGTTGATACAAATGTTGACCCATCAAATTTTATGTATACAAGAACTTATGGTCAAGTTCCAAGTAACACTACTTTAAGTTTTAGATATCTTGTTGGTGGTGGTTTACAGACTAATGTAACATCTAATGATATAACAACCGTAAAATCAATATCAACTATAATTGATGACTTTGGAAAAGATGCAACAAAAATAGCAACTGCAAAAGCATCTGTTGTTGTTAATAACGAACAAGCAGCAACTGGTGGTGGTAACGCGGAATCACTTGACGAAATTAAACTTAATACATTAGCAAATTTTGCAGCACAAGGTAGAGTTGTTACTAAAGAAGATTTTATAATTAGAACTTATACTATGCCACCAAGACTTGGGGCAGTAATGAAAGCATATATTGTTCAAGATGAGCAGTTAAACGAAAGTGAAGTTCAGCAGAAAAAAGAAAATGATGAAAAAGTACTTAACCGAATTGCTAATCCATTAGCGATGAATCTATACACACTTGGATATACTGGTCAGAAAAACTTAACACAAGTAAATCCAGCAATAAAAGGAAATTTAAAGAACTACCTTGGACAATTTAGAATGCTAACTGATGCAATAAATATAAAAGATGCATTTATTATTAACATTGGAGTAAATTTTGATTTAGTACCAGTACCTACTCAAAATGCTAATGTAGTTTTATTAAGATGTATAGATACAGTAAAACAATTTTTTGAAATTGATAAGTGGCAAATAAATCAACCAATCTTAATTGCAGATTTACAAAGAAATTTATTTTTAACAGAAGGGGTTTCTAATATACCAACATTGGAGATAGTAAACAAATATGATACTGAGTTAAATTACTCTGGAAATGTTTATAATATACAAGAAGCGACAAGAGATAACATAGTTTATCCAAGTCTTGACCCGTCTGTATTTGAAGTAAAATTTCCTAACACAGATATACAAGGTAGGGTGGTAACATAATGATTATTCATATTTTTCCAGATACAGATTCAACTTTATATGAAGTATCAGCTTCAATGAATACTGGTGTAGACCAAGTATTAGAATTAGAAAAGATAGTAACACAAGCAGCTACACCAAAAAAGTTCAATTCTCGTATTGTTCAAAAATACGATATATCTACAATATCAGAATCAATTGTAGATGGTACGATTGGGATAGGGTTTAAAGCGTATCTAAATTTACATACATTTGAAGAATATGGAATACCTTATGACCATACTATTTATGCATATCCACTTTCACAATCATATTCAAATGGTGTTGGTAAAAAATTACAAAATCCTAAAAATTTTAATGGAGTAAGTTGGACATATAGAAGTTATAGTACAACTACAAATAGTGGAGATTCTTGGGCAACAGCAAGTTTTAATTCAACAACAACTGGTTCTTATACTGAAAATGTGGGTGGTGGTACATGGTATACAAGTTCTGCAGCATCACAAAGTTTTAGTGGTGTTCAAACTGATTTAAGAATGGATGTTACTGATATTGTAAAAGGTTGGTTAAGTGGTTCAAGACCAAATGATGGATTTATGATTAAGAGGTCAACTGCTGATGAATCGTCTACCCAAGAACATGGTAGAACTTCATTTTTTTCAAGAGATACTAATACAATATATCCACCAAAATTAGAGTTCGCATGGGATGATTCAAGTTTCTCAACAGGTAGTTTATCAGAATTACAAGCAGAAGATAAGATGGTATATTTTAAAAATTTAAGAAGAGAATATGTTGATGGAGAAAGAGTTAGATTTAGAATTGTAGGTAGAGAAAGATTTCCATCAAGAAGTTACACAACAACATTACAATCTTTAGATACAAGTTATCTACCAACATCATCTTACTATGCAATAAAAGATGCGCATACCGAAGATTATGTGATACCATATGATACATCATATACAAAAATATCATGTGATTCAACTGGTAGTTATTTTGATGTTAGAACGGATGGATTACAACCAAATAGGTATTTTAGGTTATTGATAAAAACTGAAAGAAATGGATTAATAGACATCTACGATGATGGATTTTTCTTTAAAGTTAAGAAAAACTAATTAAATTATTATGGCAAGAAAAAAGAAAAAAAGAAGTGGTTTAAGAGACTTCTCAAATGTCAATATAAAGTTGAACATACCTTGGAATCCAAAAGGACAAGGTAATAAGGTATTCAATTTTTTTGAAAAGAATCCTGAAATGAAAGAGTATTTGACAGCCGAAAGTTTTAACAAACTTTATGATACAGAATTTTCTGAATTTCAAAAAGACACCGAAACACCAGAAATTTCAGACCCGTTCGGAGACGCTCTATCACTTCTTAATAGTGGTAACATGACACCTGAACAAATCCAAGCTTTTTTACAATCACTTTTAGGTCAAACAACATTTGGTGAAATAACAAACTTTGAGTTTCCAGATAATAGTGTTGGTGATAATTATGTGTATGCTTTTGGGGATGGTACACCACTTTATAACCCAGATTGGATTTCAAGTTTACAAAACCAACTTGACGGTCTTGGTTTAGATTTAGATGATTTACTCGGACAGATTTCTGGTTTAAATACGGATAATCAAGGATTAAACTCTCAAAATAACCAACTTCAAACAGATAACGAAAATTTATTAAACGAAAACGCATCATTACTTGGAGAAAATGTAGCACTAAAATCAGCATTAGCGTTAGACCCAGTTTTTACTGGTACAAGTCCATCGGTACAACTTGATGGAAATGGAGACCCAAATACACAAACTGGTATTGCAAGAAGAGTGTTGTTAAGCGCATCAATAGAGAACGCGACCAGTAAAACCGTAACAATATATAAAGTTACACCAGGTTCTAATACTGGAGTTCAATTGGAAGATGCGAATGTAGCGATAAGTACT